GCATAGGCTGTTGTGCCTGCTCCGATCAAAGATGCGACGATTGCTGTTTCTAGTCCCATGGTCTGACTCTCCCATACAGTAAGTAATCAGAGCCGTCCGATCCGAAGCAGCGCATCACACCCTCAAGAGTGAAACCCAGCGCCAGCGGCCAGCTCTGCGAATAAGCTGCATTAGATTCTATTGCTACTTGTACACGCGTCAAACACATAGATATCTGAGCGATATCGAGAGCAGTTCTCACCCCAACAATCAGCTGGCGCTTGAACTTGTGCTTGACGCTGTCATCGATGATCGTCCACACCTCACCAACATGTGGGCGCAACGTGATCACCCCAATGATTCCAAGCAGTTTGCCGTTGTAGTACAGAGCACCGCTTGGGCCGCATTCCATATTGAACTGAACGGTGTCTTTTACGTCCACCGGCCCGAATGACTGATGCCATTGGGCCAGGCGCTCGATGTGCCAATCGGTGATCGGCTCAAAATAGCAGCCGGTGCAGGCCAGCTTTTCGTTGACGGTGTCGATCAGGTCTGTCATGAGAAGATATCGAAGTCCAAAACAGCGGTGGCCATGCCAGGAGCGCGGCCACCCAGCTGGTGCGTGCGGGTCATGCGGTTGTATTCGCCACCGCCCAGCATCAGATAGCCAAATGAGTCGCCAATGTGCGAGTGTTCGTTCTTGTTTGGCGCGTCTTTGAAGCGCTCATGCCCAGCACCGACCGCCACACGCTTGAAGTGGTAGCCACCGGCCAGTGCTTTGCGCAGCAGCTTGCACTCGCGGTTGACAATCAGGCCAGGCTTGCCCATCACCAGGCGCTGCATGGGGGCTGCTGACGCTTCCCGACGCACTTTGAAGTCATTGGACGCTGTTGGCTGGGCTTTGAGCCCCAGTGTTCGCAGAAAATCAAACGCTGTGACCTCATAGATGGCGTCCCTGGCCATACCGGCGGGGTCACCCCAGATCAGAACCTGGTGGTTGGGGTAGCGGGCATTGAGTTCAGCCAGCAGCTGGGTGCCAAACCGCTCTAAGCCCATGTCAAACGTGACAATTTCCTGGTGAATCACCCACCGGCCATTGGGTAGGCGCTGGCCGATGGTGGCTGCAGGGGTCAAACCGAAGTCCAGGCCCACCTGGATGGGCACATTGGGGTCAATGTCGGTGTCGCCAGACATGACAGAGTCGTCGTACTCGGGCCATACGGGTCTGCCTTCCTGGACATAGACGTATTCACCCCCGGCATAGCAGCGAATCCAGTCCAGCGTCTTGCCGCCCAGCATTTGCAGGTAATAGCCAGAAGGCAAGTTGTTCAGATTCTCAGCTCTAGGGTTTACCCGCCACCACTTGTTGGCAGCAAAGATGTGATCGTTGGCCTCTGGCATCTCGGGCAGGTCTTCAGAATCGACCGGCACCACGCCACCAGGCTGCTTGAAGAACTTCCAGGCAAACTGGCCGGTGAGCTTTTCCTTCTCTGCCAGCTTGAACCACCAGTGGTCGTCATCCATCGGGTTGGTATCCATCCAGATGCCCGACCAGGTCGCCCCGCCATCTCGCTTGGTTGGGTAGCGGCCAACACGGTGGGTCAATCCATCGATCACAGCCTTCGGTAATTCCCTGGCTTCGTTCACCCAGGCACCCGTCAGCTCAAGCGACAGCAGCTTTCGCACGTCTTTGGGCTGGTCAAGGGCCAGGAAGATCACCTCGCAGTCAATACCGGCTGCATCACCGCGGCTGGGCAGCTTGATGTGGTGGGTGATCGGCGGCGTCCAAAGCAAAGGCCCAAACGTAGACTCTGGAAACAGGTCAATCCAGGTCTTGATCGTGGTGGTCTTCAGCATGGGGTAGCTGTTCCTGACAATGGCAAACCGCGAGTAGCGGATGCCGTCAATGGGCGAGGGCTTTTGCTTGACAGCGCGCATCATGATCTCGGCAGCGCAGGCGTAGGACTTACCCGACCCCACCGGCCCCATCATGCCGCGCACAAACGCATTGCTTTGCAAAAAGGCCCAGACTTCCGGGCTGGCGCTGAAGTCCAGGTTCAGCCCCGTTGAGGGCATCTGCTTAGAGCTTTGTTCTTTAGTGCGACTCATGCATACCTTTTTTGATTTCGCGAAGAATAATCAACAAGTCCAGCTTTTCGTCGCAAATGTTTTCCCATTCTTTGTCATCAAGGTCTGTATCAAGCTCAAGCTCAAGCACCCTAATCATTCGGCCAATAAAGATTTCATCCATGTCAGTCTTCCTTTACATCAACAATGTCATTGATCGGGGACTTGATATTGATCCCAATCACCGATGGCTTGTCTGACTCATCTGGGTTGTCCAGCAGGCCAGAAGCCTTGGCCAGAATGCGCAGCACCCCGACCTTGTCATACAGCTCGATCTCAAGCGTCGAGTTGCCATCCCGGTCAACCTTCTGCTTGATCGACTTGATCGCAGTCAGCGCATGCTCGGGTATCTGGTGCGCAGCCTTAACGGTCACGTTGCCAGACTCATCCCAAGTCATGATGTCGCTGATCTTCGTGTTGGCCATGCACAAAAGCGCATACGCCACAGCCTCCCGGTTACCCGCCAAGGTGGACGATCTCTCAAGCCTGCGCTCAATCGACCTGGTTCCACCCCAGCCAGCAACACTGGGTATCTGCGTCGGCTGCTTACGGCTTGCCATCAGAACGGTATGTCAGAGTCTTCAGACACCTGCGCCACCGCAGCAGCCACAGCAGGCTTGGCTTGCTTGGGCTTGCCAATCTTCACCCTAAACCAATGCTCACCAGCCTGCGTCTTGCCAGGCGTGATCTCCAGGTAATGCAGCGAGCCATCAGGCAGCACCACCTCACCAGAGTAAGGCGCGTGCCAGTCCTCGGTTTTGTTCTTGTTCACAAAGGCTTTGCCTTGTCCAGGTTTCAGTTCGTATGCCATAAATCAATCCTTTCAAATGGCGAGTGTACAAATTCCAGCGGAATGCTGGGAAAAATTGTGGGAAGTCCCCGCAACGCTACGGTGAGGGGGAGGGGGGAAGGGTCGTTTTTTATCGCGCCCGTCAACGCCCGCGTTACCGCGCAGGTAGCGCTGGCGCATATGGTTTGCACCCGCTTCCAAGGGCACACGTCGCAGCATCCCCCCTGGTTGTACAAAACCCATACGTTCGTTTGAGGCTTGTACAGAATTGATTAAACGGCCTACAAGCGATTGAATGCAGGTTATGCTACCCATGTGCCAACCAGCCTGTGATCGCGCCTTGTAGGTACCGCCAATCGCTTGGAATCGGTATCCGCTCATGCCGCATCCCGGTGCATCTGCATCAGTCCCTCAACCAGGTGCTGCTCTTTCGGGGTGATTCCCTCGGCCCTGTAGATCGCCAGCAGGGTTGTCAGGCCGTCATCGATGTCCTGGTCGGTCAGTCCGAAGTCAAGCAGCTGCTTGATCGTTTGGTTGTGCAGAACTAACCGGTTATCTCTTAATGTATTTAAAGTATTAACCTTATATAGGTTTACTCTTATGTGTTCTCCTGTGTTATCTACAACCTCCAGGTTGTGATTAGGTTGTGAATGTAGACCCTCTGCATGTACAACCTGTGGGTTGTGAATGTGAGCATGGTTGTCCACACTGTTGTCCACAGGTTTTGGTGTACCTGGTGACCGCTTCTGTTTGGTCTTGGCGATGTCTTCCTTCATCTTTTTGACCGTCCTGGTCTGTCCTGATGTGGGCATGGTTTTCTCCTGTTTCAGTGGTTGCTTGAGTGCCTTGCTGATGAGCCTGGCGATCCTTGCTTGACCCTCTCGGTCAATCTGTTCAGCCTGTTTGGCCTGCTCTTCTCTGATGGCTGGTGGCCGTGTGTCCTCCTTGTTGCTGGTCATGGTGATGGCTTGCTCCGCTGTGATGGATGGATCAAAGATCACGCGCAGGGTGTCGGTGCGCTCGCCCTTGAACCCTTTGCGTACGGTTTCCAGGTAGCCCAATTCCCTTAGCTGCTTGAACTGCTTGGCCACCGCTTGCTGGCTGATGCCTAGCTCCTGGGCTAGCCTGGTCTGGCTCACCCATGTGATGCCTGCACGGTTGCAGTACGCGCACAAAGCCGCCAGTGCTTGCAATGCACCGTGGCTCATGCGCTTGTCAAACACAGCTCTGATCGGCAGCACGCAGACCTTGCGCTGATCGGGTGGTGGGTCTTTCTGTTTGACCCGTGGCCG